GAGAAGCTAAACCTGCAGCTAAGAAGAAAGCTACCCCAAAGAAAGCAGAGCCTGTAGTACAAGATGAAGTGATGGAAGAAGTCGAGGTACGTGCTGGTAACGATAAAGGCCACTACATCAAAGATGATCCTGCTACACCAGAGAACGAAGCTTGGACAACTAAGATGGTCAAGAAAGTTAAGAGTACAAAAAAGTCATAACGGATATTCCGTATTGTCTCTACTAACCTGACATTATTTATGTATAACTATGTATGCCCAAAAATAAAATGGGTTAACATAGGAGCATAAAATGTTTAAACGATTATTTAATAGAATAGTAGAAGCAAGATCAGAGTCAGCTAGGCGTAAGATTGCACGTATGCAACTTTACAGAATGACTGACAGAGAACTACGAGACTTAGGGATAGGTAGATGTGATATAGAGAGAGCTATACTTTCAGGTAAGGCTCTTTGAAAAGCACAATAACTTCTTTAATGATTCTAGGAGTACTTTTGGAGGAGGCTCGTGGACCCAGTAACAATTATCGGTGGAGCTACCGTAGCGTTCAATGCCTTGAAGAAAGGCTTTGCAATTGGTAAAGACCTCCAAGATATGTCAGGACAGTTGACCCAATGGGCAGGTTGCATGAGTGATCTGTCCTACGCTGAACAAAAAAACAAGAACCCTCCTTGGTGGAAAGCACTGAATGGGGGTTCTGTTGAAGCTGAGGCACTAGAGATATTTACGGCTAAGAAGAAAGCCGAAACAATGAGAAAAGAGTTAAAAGATTGGATCTCATTTAGTATGGGTCCATCTGCATGGGATGAACTTGTAGCAACTGAAGGAAGAATACGTAAACAGAAAAAAGATCAAGAATATCGTAAAGCAGAGATACAAGAAGCTATAGTAACTTGGAGTCTTACAGGTTTTATTTTATTAGTTGCAATCGGTATTTTTTCTTTTATAACTTACATGGTGAAATATGGCTAGACAACTAACAGAAAAACAAATTAAGTTCTTGGATGTCCTCTTCGATGAGGCAGGTGGTGATGTTGTTACTGCCAAAAAACTTGCAGGATACAGTGAGGGTTCAAGCACTTCAGTAATAGTTGAATCTATTAAAGATGAGATAGCTGATAAAACACGTACATGGTTTGCTCGTACTGCACCTAAAGCTGCTATGGCTATGACTCAAGCTTTGTACGATCCTACAGAATTAGGAATACGAGATAAGATGACAGCAGCAAAAGACTTGCTTGATCGTGCAGGACTTGGTAAGGTAGACAAGATAGATGTAGGCTCCTCAAGCGGAGGTGTATTTATTCTACCATCTAAGGAAGGCAAAAACGAGTAACAATGAATAGAGAATCTTTGGGGTATTGGGAATTACCCAAGCCACACAAAGGTGAAGAAAAACAATGGCACGTAATAGCTAGGGCAACACGCCTTGTGCCATTCGGATATAAAGTACACCCTGATAACGAAAACTTACTAGAACCCATAGTTGATGAGCTAGAAGCATTAGAACTTGCAAAAAGACATCTACTACAATACAGTTACAGAGAAGTTGCTCTGTGGCTAAGTAAACAGACAGGCCGTTCTATATCACACATGGGTTTAAAGAAAAGGGTAGACATTGAGCGAAAACGTAAGAAAGCAGCTACAATTAAACGGAAGCTTACCCAAAGGCTCGAAAAGACGCTACAAGAAATCCAAAAACTTGAAGAAGAAAGTATTGGAGCCTACAGAATCATTCAAGAAAGTTGAAGTAGAAACTGTAGCAGCAGAAGTAAAAGCACCTGAGTTTGATGTTGACATTGCTCAAGATGTAGTGTTTAAACCAAACCCAGGTCCACAGACAAACTTCCTCTCCGCATCTGAAAGGGAAGTTTTGTACGGAGGGGCAGCAGGTGGTGGTAAGAGTTTTGCTATGCTTGCTGACCCACTTCACGGTTTGAATGATCCAAACTTTAGTGGTCTACTTGTCCGACATACTACGGAAGAACTTAGGGAACTAATACAGAAGAGTCAAGAACTTTATCCTAAAGCTATACCTGGTATCAAGTGGAGTGAACGTAAGTCACAGTGGATTGCACCTAGAGGTGGTAGACTGTGGATGTCCTACTTAGATAAAGACATGGACGTAACACGATACCAAGGTCAAGCGTTTAACTGGATTGGCTTTGACGAACTTACGCAGTGGCCTACACCTTACGCTTGGGATTACATGCGGTCACGACTTCGTTCAGCCTTTAGCTCGCAACTAGGGCTTTACATGAGGGCAACCACAAACCCTGGAGGTAACGGACACCAGTGGGTTAAGAAAATGTTTATAGACCCAGCGCCATCAGGTAAACCTTTCTGGGCTACAAACATTGAGACAAGTGAAACTATTAAGTTTCCTAAAGGGCATAGCCGTGAAGGTGAGCCACTATTCAGACGTAGATTTATACCTGCTAGTTTGTTTGATAATCCATATCTAGCAGACACTGGTGACTACGAAGCAATGCTACTATCATTGCCAGAACACCAGAGAAAGCAGTTACTAGAAGGTAATTGGGATGTTAATGAAGGGGCAGCGTTTCCTGAGTTTAACAGAAGCATACATGTAATAGATCCAATGAATATACCTAGTACATGGGCTAAGTTTAGGGCGTGTGATTATGGTTATGGCTCTTACACTGGAGTAATTTGGTTTGCTGTTTCACCAAGTGAACAACTGGTTGTATACAGAGAGCTTTATTGTTCAAAAGTCACGGCTACTGATCTAGCAGATATGATACTAGAGGCAGAGGCTGATGATGGCACTATAAGATACGGTGTACTAGATTCATCCCTCTGGCATAAAAGAGGTGATACTGGCCCATCACTTGCAGAGCAAATGAACATGAAGGGTTGCCGTTGGCGTCCATCAGATCGCTCTCGTGGCTCTAGGGTTGCAGGTAAGAATGAGATACACCGTAGGTTGCAGGTGGACGAGTTCACTGAAGAGCCAAGGCTTGTGTTCTTTTCCACCTGCACGAATACAATAGCGCAAATCCCAGCGATTCCGCTTGATAAGAAGAACCCTGAAGACGTTGATACAAATTCGGAAGACCACTTGTATGACGCATTGCGTTATGGTATAATGACCAGACCACGTAGTTCTATTTGGGATTTTAACCCAGCAAAACAAAACTCTGGCTTTCAAATGTCAGACTCAACTTTTGGATACTAATTAAATGGCAGAAATAGACGATTTATCATTTGAGACAGATGATGTAGTAGCGGCTGAATCTAGCGAAAGCAATTTGTTAAGTAGTGCAAACAGCACTGTTGATTTTGTAACAGAAAGATTTAAACGTGCAGAGGATGCTCGACTAGGAGATGAAGAACGTTGGCTACGCTCTTATCGTAACTACCGTGGTATATACGGTCCAGAGGTACAGTTTACTTCTAGTGAAAAGTCAAAGATATTTGTTAAGGTAACTAAAACAAAAACACTAGCTGCATACGGACAGATTGTTGATGTACTATTTGGTAACAATAAGTTTCCTCTTTCTGTTGAGCCATCCGTATTACCAGACGGTGTAGCAGAGTCTGTTCACATTAATATAGACCCTAATGCAGGTCCAGCGCAGGATTTGTTGTCAGAAGCTTTTGGAGATACTCCTCCTAAGCCATACTTAATTGGTCCTGATACAGACTTACAACCTGGTGAAACACGTACCACGTTACTAAAACGTTTAGGTGGTATGGATAAGAAGCTAGGACCAGTAGGTGATAAACTTATTGAAGGTGACGGTACAACCCCTACTACAGTAACATTCCATCCTGCTATGGTAGCAGCTAAAAAGATGGAAAAGAAAATACATGATCAGTTAAACGAATCTGGTGCGTCTAAACACTTACGCAGCATGGCATTTGAGATGGCATTGCTAGGTACAGGTGTAATGAAAGGCCCATTCGCTATAGATAAAGAGTATCCTAATTGGGATGAAGAAGGTGATTATGATCCTTTAGTTAAGACTGTGCCATCGACTAACCATGTTTCAGTATGGAATTTCTATCCTGACCCTGAGTCAACAAGCATGGATGATGCTGAGTACGTTGTTGAAAGACATAAAATGTCACGCAATCAACTACGTTCCTTAAGGGGTAGACCTTACTTTATTGATGAAGGTATTCAGTCAGCTATAGATAAAGGTGCTGATTATATCCGTAAGCATTGGGAAATGAAGATGGAGGATGATGATACTAATCCATCTGAAACAGAACGTTGGGAAGTTCTAGAGTTCTGGGGTTTTATAGACACAGACTTACTAGAAGATAACGGTATAAAGATTCCACGTTCTTTACGTGATCTACCAGAAGTAAATGCTAACATATGGATTTCTAACGGTGAAATACTACGTTGTGTATTAAACCCATTCAAACCTACACGCATCCCATACTATTCTGTACCCTATGAGCATAACCCCTACAGTTTCTTTGGCGTAGGTATTGCTGAAAATATGGATGATACACAGACATTAATGAACGGTTTTATGAGAATGGCTGTTGACAATGCTGTATTATCTGGTAATCTACTGATTGAGATAGATGAAACAAACCTAGTACCTGGACAAGATCTATCTGTGTACCCTGGCAAAGTGTTTAGGAGACAGGGAGGTGCACCAGGCCAAGGCATCTTTGGAACTAAGTTCCCTAACGTAGCAGCAGAAAACATGCAACTATTTGATAAAGCAAGGGTATTAGCTGATGAATCAACTGGCTTCCCCTCATTCGCACACGGTCAAACAGGAATACAAGGAGTGGGAAGAACGGCTTCTGGTATCAGTATGCTTATGTCTGCAGCTAACGGTTCTATACGATCTGTTGTCAAGAATGTTGATGATTATTTACTAGCTCCTATTGGCAGAGCTTTCTTTGCATTTAACATGCAGTTTGACTTTGATGAAAGTATAAAAGGTGATCTAGAAGTTATGGCAAACGGTACTGAGTCATTGATGGCTAACGAAGTACGTAGCCAACGCTTGATGCAGTTCCTTGGAGTAGCTTCTAATCCAGCACTTGCACCTTTTGCTAAGATGGACTATATTATTCGTGAGATAGCTAAGAGTATGGATCTTGATCCTAACAAAGTGACTAACTCAATGCAGGACGCTGCCATACAAGCAGAGATCCTTAAAGGGTTTCAACAACCTGCACCAACTCCTGAAGCAGCAGGTATGGGTCCACCACCACCCGAAGGACCAACACCAGTTCCAGCAGGGGCTGATCCTGCAGATCCAACAGGAGCAGGAGGAGGTAACATAGGTACAGGTGTAGCCCCAGCACCAGATGAAGAAGGTTTCTCTGGTAATGTCGCTTAAAGCATTTGTAAATAATAAACCTGAGTGGGATGCATTCTGTAGTGAACTAGATGTTTGGATTACAGATGAACATAAAAGACTAGAGCAAGCAGAAGATGTAGTACATATTCACCGTTCCCAAGGAGCAATTCAAGCACTTCGTAAATTGAAATATTTAAGAGATAAAATCAATGGCATTAAATGAAGAAGAACAAACAGAAGTAGCATTCAAATCTGTTAGAGCAGAAGTAGATCCAGTATCAGGTAATGAAGTACCCCCAGGCTCTTTACCTGAAGAAGTACGAGATGATATACCAGTAATGTTAAGCGAAGGTGAGTACGTTGTACCTGCGGATGTTTTAAGGTATTATGGTGTAAAGTTTTTTGAAGATCTACGCACGATGGCTAAAGTAGGTTTAGCTGATATGGAAGCGAATGGACGTATAGGCGGTGAACCTATTGAAGAACAAGGTGAATTACCTTTTACTGATGATGAGCTTCTTGCTGAAGAAGATGCGATGGAGCCTGAAGATGAACAAATGAGTGCAGCTTTCGGTGGTCTTGTTGGCTTTGCACCTGGTGGTTTAAACATGCCCGAAGGTACACAAGTAGGAACAACTGGTAGTGCAGGTTTTGCACAAGATCCTAATGACCCAACTCAAGTTGTTATGGGTTCAGCCCTTAGTAGTACTGGATATGAGCTTGTAACTTTCTATGGTCCAGGTGGCATTAATGATAAAGTAAATATACCTTTCTTTAATGGAATGGCTTTAGCTGCTATACCACCAAACTACACAAAAGAAGCACCTCAAGAAACTGAACTAGAAAAATCTACAAGTTCTGATCGTGATCCTGTTGACCCAACATTAATGGAAAAGGTGTTAAGTAAGCAAGAAAAAGATAAACCTATAGATTTTAAAAACCCACAGAGTGTTCAGCAAGCGATAGATACTTATTATTCTTCTGGTCCTATGTTTAAAGCATTTGGGCCTATAGGATTTGCTGCAGACATAGGTATTAGTAAATATGAAAAAAGTAACTTACTATCAAGTATAGACGAAACTCTTAATGATGAAGAATGGTCTGCAGCAAATAAAAATGAGTCAGAAGAGATAGCTAAATTAAAAAATCTTTTACTGGATAAAGATGCATATCAAGCGCAGTCAACAGAAGAAAGAGGCTTTGGTGATTGGTTAAAAGATTTGTTTGGGTTTGGTGATGGTTCTTTTAGTTTAAAGAATGATCCTATACCTCCTAAACCAAGCGGTGTATCTAGCCAAGA